ACACAGAAGTGGCCACTTTCCAGGATCTCGCTGCCTGCGAAAGAGAAAGCACACGCATCAACCAAACCTTGTCGCCGTCAGGACAGGTGGCCATCTGCTTGCCACAAAACACCAACACCACCGAAGTGATGGAAAAACGCATGCAGGACATGATGAACATGGTGCGTAAAATGCAACAGAGCATGGATAATCCTCTCTGATGAGATTGTATGTGACTTCAGACCTACATCTGGAGTTTGGCGATCTAGATCTTGTGAACACCGACGATGTTGATGTCCTGATCCTGTCGGGCGACATCCTGGTGGCCCGAGATCTTGATAGACCCGATGAACGTGGCAATAGGGTACACGGCTTCCTACGGCGATGCCATGAACGATTTCCCGATGTGATCACGATCATGGGCAACCACGAGCACTATCACGGCGACTTTGCCCGATCAGCTGACACGATCAGAGAGGCTGTGCGAGACTACGACAACTTCCATTTCTTGGAAAAACAATCAGTGGAGATCGATGACTATCTGTTCATCGGCGGTACTTTATGGACCGACTTCAACGGTGAGGATCCGTTGACCCTGTGGCATGCCCGACAGGTCATGCATGATTTCCAGGGAGTGGCCAACAGTCTCACAGGTGGTCGAGGCAAATTCCTGCCCGAGCATGCCCTGGAGGATCATCATGTGATGCGGAACTACATCAGCGAAGTGATCGCAGATCGCCGGGCCCAGGGCGAACATTCGGACCGCGTGATCGTGGTGGGGCATCACAGTCCCAGCCGGCAGAGCACTCATCCTCGCTATCAATCTGACTATCAGACCAACGGGTGCTACAGCAGCAACATGGATGGTTTCATCCTGGATCATCCGGAAATCTGCCTGTGGACGCACGGACACACCCACGAAGATTTTGATTACATGATCGGTACCACCCGCGTGGTTTGCAATCCCCGTGGCTATGTGGGCTATGAAGCCCGGGCAGATGCCTGGCAACCCAAACTCATAGAACTGTGACTTACCCAGCCCGCATCCTGTGGCAACCTGCAGACTACACCGAACGCTGGAATCACATGCTGGCCAGGTGCGTGGAAGTGTTCGGTCTGCCCGGTGATCGCTATACCACCTACGTGGATGCCAACTACATGGATTTCCTTTTCCGCGACGAGCAGGACCGTTTGTTGTTCCTCACAGGCTGGCCCGCACATGTTCCATCACCTGAAAGCATAATATGAACTTTGAACAAAACCAGACCTGGCGAAAACTCGCCAACGATCCCGGCAACTACTACTGTTCAGCCACTAATGCCGAGCGGGCGATCATGCGTGATTGGGTACGGGATCTGCTGAAAGAAAGAGAAGTCACGGTGGACTTTGAAAAGGCCACGGGCGAATTCCGGTCGATGAAATGTACCTTGCGTGAAGATCTAGGTGCTAAGTACACAGTGAAAGAAAATGCCACCCCCAAAAAACCCAACCCTGACGTATGCGTGGTCTGGGACGTCAACCAAGCAGCCTGGCGTAGTTTCCGCTGGGATCGCGTGAAGCGGATACAGTTCGACCTTGGCTAAAGAAGATTCACAGTTCCGCATGGAAGGCGAAGTGGTGGAAGTGTTGCCCAACGCCATGTTCAAAGTCAAGATCGACGACACCGAAAACATCGTGCTTGGCGTGATATCAGGAAAAATGCGTCAGCACAACATCAAGATACTCTTGGGCGATCGCGTGGAAATTGAATTTTCAGTGTATGATCTCACACGCGGACGCATCACTCGCAGGCGATAAATATCAGCATGGATCCTTTACCACATCTCCGCGAACACATAGATCTCATAGAAGCCACTACTCGTCCAGCCAAACTGGAGACCACTCCCTTGCCCTATGACAAGGATGCTCTGGAACCTGTGATGAGTGAAGCCACCATAGATTACCATTACGAAGAATTAGCCAAGGGCTATGCCCGACGCTACAATGACGATAACTCGGGCAACAGCGGCGGTACCTATGTGCGAGATTTCAACCGTGCGGGCAACTTCCTGCACAACAAATTTTTCCCACAACTGCGACCACCAAAGGGTCGCAATCTGCCCAAGGGTGCTGTGCTGGTCCTGATCGAAGAAAAGTTCAAGGACTTTGATGGGTTCAAAGCAGCGTTCAAAGAAGCAGCCATGAAGATCCAAGGTTCGGGCTGGGTGTATCTGTCAACCAGTGGTGATATCAAGACCATAGCAAATCATGCTGTGCGAACCGACATCTGTGTGTTGGTGGACTGGTGGGAGCATGCCTGGGCCCTGGACTACCAGGCAGACAAAGAAAAATACCTGGACAATATCTGGCGTATCATCGACTGGGACGTCTGTAACGAGAGATTATGAATTATCAAAAAATTTATAATAATATTATTGATAGGGCTAGACAACGTTGCTGGACTCGTAAAACTGCAGGCACTTACGTGGAACAACATCATATTATTCCGAGATCATTAGGAGGCAGTAATATTAAAAAAAATCTTGTGTTCTTGACAGCAAGAGAACATTTTATTGCTCATTGGTTGTTATACAAAATTTCTACAGGAATAGATAAATCAAAAATGGCAAGTGCATGGATACGGATGTGTCACAGTAATAATTTTGTTGTAAGGTATAGCAAAAATTATGAAAAAGCACGTCAGGCTCTTGCTGTCGAAATGAGTAAAAATAATCCTATGAAAAACCCAGAAATTTCATCTATTGTAAGTACAAAATTGAAAGGGTTGATGGTAGGATCAAAGAACGGGTTTTTTGGAAAAAAACATACACAATTGACCTTGGCTTCTGTTAGTGGTGATAATCATTATACTAAAAAAGAAGGTTATGTTTCGCAACCATTGGCTGAAACTCATAAGGCAGCAATCTCGCGTGCTAATAAAGGTAGAAGTAGGCAAGATTTAAGTGAAAGAAATAAAGAAAATGCATCGGTTTGGCAGATTCTCGTTCCGTCAGGCGAATGTATAACAGTCAAGAATCTAAACCATTGGGCTCATGAAAATAGAATCAAGCCATCATGGTTATATAGAAGTAGACACGGATACAAGGCAAAAAAAATATGTTGACAATTACAGAATCTGCTAAAAATAAAATATCTGACATTTTATCAGAAGAAAATAACCCTACATTACGGGTGCGTGCTTTTGTACAAGGTGGTGGTTGCCAAGGTTTTTCTTATGGATTTTCTTTGGAAGAACAACAAAACGAAGATGACTTCGAAGTAGATGGTATCTTGGTGGATTCTATGAGTATGCAATACATGACTGGTGCCCGGATCGACTGGCAAGAATCTGACATGGGTGCCAGTTTCGTGATAGACAATCCCAACGCACAGACGTCTTGCGGTTGCGGATCGAGTTTCAGCCCGTACTGATACAGTCTTTTCCGGTAAATACTGTGAACCCAAGGACACAGTGCAATGGCCAACACCGGAAACACCCAACAACAGATAAACTACGGAGCCTCAGCCAATGACGGGCAGGGCGATCCCTTACGCACAGCGTTCATAAAAACCGACGACAATTTTGACAATATATGGCTGGCCGGCCCAGTGGGTTCCAACATCACCATCGGCAACAACACCATCCAGAGCAACAACACCAACGGTAACATCGTGATTCGTCCCAATGGTGTGGGTGTTATCCAGGCAAATGCCACGGTGGTGCCCAATGCTACCAACACCAGAGATCTTGGCACTGCCAATCTTTCCTGGCGGGCTGCCTACGTTGGTACTGGTGGCATCGATTGCAGCGGCAACTTGACGGCTGCTACCATACAAACCACGTCAATCAGCAGTGATGACAGCAGTGAAATCATGATCAACAACGATACCCGATTCATGAGCAGTGTTGATATAGATCATGACCTCACAGTGGGACAGGCATTGTATCTCGCCCCTGCAACAAAATCCGGCAACAGTCCTGGTACCCCGGGAGAAATTGCAGTGGATAGCAACTATGTTTATGTTTGTGTATCTGCTAATACCTGGAAACGTGCAGCACTCTCAGCATTTTAGTATTGCGGTTTATAAACTCCCAAAAAACTCGCTAAATACTCCAAAGCGAGGTAGAACATGGCATTAGAAGTCATCAACGTAGGCACAGCACCCAACGACGGCACGGGCGACCCGCTACGCACGGCCTATCAGAAATGCAACACCAATTTTGCTGAAATTTATTCCAGATACCAGGAAAACCCGCCCACAGCGGGCACTGGCAGCATTGGTGACGTGGCTGGCATGTATGCCGCGGACGCAGGATTTTTCTACTACTGTTTCCAGGACTATGATGGCTCAAGCATCATCTGGCGGAAGATAGCAGGATCTGCGATCTAAATGGCTCAACCCCAATGGATCACTCCTGCCGGCAGCCTGGGCACCATACCCGAGGGTGTGTTCTATAGCACACCAGTGCAGGCCGTGGCCAATGGCGAGAATGTGTTCTTCACACTCATAGCCGGCCAACTGCCTGACGGTGTGCAGGTCACTGCCAACGGTACTGTGGAAGGTGTGCCCAAGAACGTGGTCCGAGTGCAAGGAGTACCCACCGAAGTCTCAGAAAATGTGACCACCAGATTCGCCATACGTGCGTTCACACGCAATCCCAATGGCACAGTGAATCGTCTAGCCGATCGCACATTCACCATCACTGTCACCGGACAGGATGTTCCAGAATTCGTAACACCTGCTGGTAATGTGGGCACGTTCTACGACGGCACAGAAGCCGAGGTCCAGATTGAATTCACTGATACCGATCCTGACGACACGGTGCAGATCCTGGTGCTGTCAGGCAGCTTACCACCGGGCCTGGTGTTGGATCCTCGCACCGGCATCATCGCTGGCGTGATCGAACCTCTAGTGGGTCCGGCCGGTACGGCCACTCCGGGCTATGACGCCACGCAGTACGATCAGTATCCCTTTGATTTCTCCACCAGGTCCGCCAGCAAGAACTATCAGTTCACGTTAGAGATCACCGACGGCAAAGATTCCAACATCCGCACCTTTGAGATTTTTGTCTACAGCAAAGACTCCATGAGTGCGGACACCACGGACTTCACAGCAGACAACACATTCATCACTGCAGACGTGGTGCCCACACGCACACCAGTGCTGCTCACACCGCCCGGGGATCTTGGTCGTGTGCGGGCCGACAACTTCTATGCGTTCAAATTTGATGCCATTGACTTTGACGGTGATCCCATTGAATATAGTATCACAGTGGGTGCTGGAGTGGGCTTTGACGCCGCAGGTACCTTGTTTGACGAAACCGGCATTGGATTCGATCGTGGTGCGTTCAGTTTACCGCCGGGACTCACCATCAATCCTGACACCGGCTGGTTCTATGGCTACATCCCCGATCAAGGTGCCACTGAACAGAGCTACAGGTTCGCCATACGTGTGCTCAAAGCAAACAATCCCTCTATCATTTCGGGATTCTATTACTTTACCATAACCATCACCGGCGACATCAACACCGAAGTGACCTGGCTCACTGAACCTGATCTTGGTACTGTAAATAATGGTTCCATCAGCACCCTGGCCGTGGAAGCAGTAAACCGTGGAGGTCGCAGCCTGCAGTATCGATTGCAGTCTGGTAGCAACAGTAAATTGCCACAGGGTCTTACTCTACAGCCCACAGGACACATCACCGGCAGGGTGAGTTTCAATACTTTTGCTGTGGATTATGGTACCACCACATTTGATGTCAACCTCAACACACGCCTAAACATCGACGAAACCACGTTTGACAGTGAATTTGTATTTACTGTGAACGCCTTTGCTGCATCCACTGAGCAGGTAGGATATCAATTGGGTGCTATCAACATAGTCAATGGAGGCACAGGTTATGTGAGCCAGCCCACAGTGACCGTATCTGCTCCCCCGGCAACAGCCACGGCCATCCAGGCCACGGCCGGTGTAGTCACCATCGTGGGAGGTGTGATCACTGCCATAGCCATTGGCAATCCTGGACGTGGATATGTTACGCCGCCCACAGTGACCATCACCGGCGGCGGAGGTTCAAATGCCACTGCTTCGGCCAGCATTATTGAAGTAGAACTCACCAATGCTGTGAGCGTGTTCCGTAGATTCACTGTTACAGTGAACAGAGCATTTGACGAACCTTATGAAACCTTGTACATCAAGGCCATGCCACCTGAGGCAGATCGTGCCTTGATAGATCAATTGCTGTTGAATCAGGACATACTGCCCGAGAGCGTGCTGTATCGTGCGGATGACCCAAACTTTGGCATCGCTACCAGCGTGATCTATGATCATGCCTATGGACTCACTGCTGCCAGTCTAGATCTCTACGTTTCGAGCCTAGACATCAATCACTACTGGAAGAACCTCACTCTGGGCGAGATACGTACGGCCAGGGCTTTGGATGCCGCGGGCAATGTGCTGTATGAGGTTGTGTACAGTGCCGTGATAGACAATCTCGTGAACAACGATGGAGTCAGCGTGGGCAAACAAGTGACTTTGCCTTATCCTGTGAATGAAGGAGACAGCACTGAAATTGATGTGGTTTATCCCAACAGTTTGATCAACATGCGTGACCAGGTCATCGACACCGTGGGACAGATCACACCAGCCCTGCCACAGTGGATGCTGAGCAAACAGGTCAATGGTCAGGTGCTGGGTTTCGTTCCTGCCTGGGTCATCGCTTATGTGAAACCTGGCGAAAGCGGCCGAGTGGCCTACAACATCCGCACACAATTTGGTGATCAGTTAAACCGAGTGGATTTCAAAGTAGACCGCTATGAGATTGATCGCAGCCAGACCTACGATTGGATACCCTATGACGACAGTGTTAGTTCAGGAAAATGGGTGCCATATCCTCCGGCTGCTACCACATTTGATCTTACC